TTGGCATCATCGTCATCCATTTCTGCTTGACGTGCTTTAATCTTGTTCCAAACGTCTATCTTACCCGTCTGCATAAACAACATCTTTAGTTCTTCTTCAAAAGCCCTAGCCTGCTCTAATGCCATTTCAATCTGAAGAGCGGTTCCCATGTTGGAACCTTTCTTAGACTTTTTAGCCTCCATTAAAGCTTTTGTGGCAGTGCTCTTAGCATCAAACATTTTACCGATCATAGGAGCAAGGGATCCCAGATCGTTAGCTACTTTACTAGCTTTCTTAACCATGCTTATTGCAGATTGTATACCTGCAAGTGCTGTCATTGGATCGATCATTTCTTCTTCTCCTCTTTGTCTTTTTTACGCCACTCTAAACAGACTACCTTTCGGTTGTATACATCCCCGCTCCAAGTCCACCTGATACATTCAGGTGGTTTAACGTACATGTAGAGGGCTAGAGCGGTTCCAAACATTATTTGTTCGCCAGTGGGTTGTCGATTGCTTTTTGTATTTTACTATCAACTTCTTTCTTAAGTTGAATTACTTCGCGTTCTATTTCTCTTCGTGCATCAGCCATTTCTCTACGAATTACACTTGCCTCGTTACGAGCTTTTTCTAAGTCTTCGCGAACTGCTTTACGCATATCTCTCATTTCAGTTTCCGTTTCACGTTGGGCGGCCTTTACCCCGCGTTCAACCTGCTCGGTAACAGTTTCATTACGGCGAAGGTCATTCTTTAAATCTACTTTAATATCGCGTGTATAGTCACTTGTTTTTTGACTGTTCTCTTCGATAACAGCTAAACGCTTATCGAAGCCAGATAGATCTGGTGCTTCGTAAGAAGCAATCTTCTTTTTCATACCTTGATAGTCTTTGTATACTTCAAATGTACCGTAAAGACCACCAAGTGTAGAAGATATAATTGTAAATGCAACCATTAATTTTGCTGGAGTAAATTCATACCCACCAATACTAATAACTGTATCTTTACTTGCGTATTTTTTTACCGCCGCTTCTGCTTCGTCAATCTTAGCGTTTACGTTTTTAATTTCTTCTGCCATTTTACTTCCTTATTTGTATTGTTGGTCAACCATTTGTTGGTGTAATCTATCAGAACTCATTTGTCTTAATGCTCTGACGTTATCTACAGTTCTTTGATTTCTATAAATTTCTTTAGGTGCATAAAATGCAACATCTGGCATCATAACAAAATATTGTGCATAATTTGCAGGTTGTTTTGCAATTGACTCAATTGATACGTTACCAGCTAATTCGTTATTTGCAACATTTTTCTTCACACTATCATTTTGTTGTGAATTATCATTCATTTGAGGTACAAAGGGTCTTGACTCCATTGCCGAGTCAACTGCATTTTTAACTCCAAACTTTATACCCTCAAGCATAGGTAATTCAACTTGAGGTTGAATCGACTGTCTTGCAGGAGTGACTAAGCTATAAGATACTGTAGGAGCAGCCACGGGTACATTAGCTTCTTGTCTGGTTGTATTTTGATAACTACTTTGTTGAGTTGTTGTACCTGTAAAATTTAAAGTACTTGATTGAGAACTAACGCTACTGTTAATAGATTGTTGTACTCTTGCACTATTAGAAGCATTAACTGATTGTTGACCTCCCTGTAAGGAAGCCATTGAACTTTGTGTTTGCGTAAATGATGTTTGAGAACTTGCTGTCTGTGAAGTGCTGGAGGAACCACCACTAGCACTTATACTTTGTGATTGTTGATCCCCTGCAATCTTTTCAGCTTGTTGTTTGGCCGTTTCACCTGCAGAAAATGCTTGTGAATCCGCTGACTGAACTACAGACTTTTCTAGTGCAGATGTCTTATCTTGATTGGAACTAATCATACTAAGAACAGAAGATAAAGATACAGTAGTCTTAGATGACCCTGATGAGTCACTTACCTCACCGGCCTTTGCCTGCTGCCCCCCAGGTGCTGGTTGTTGAGCTGATGCTTGTTGCATTGGCCCAGGTGCAGGAGCTCCAGCTGGAGCAGGACCACCTTGTGGTGGAGGTGGAGGTTGCGAACCTTCAGGAGGAGGGCTACCGGGAGGTGGAGGGCTGCCTGGTGGTGGCGGGGCTCCTGGTGCTATTGCAACCATTTCAGGTGGAGGTGGAGGTGTCGCTGATACTGTAGCTTCTGTTGTAGTAGTAGTCTTAGGAGCTAATTTAGCTAATGCATCCAAATACCCTGGGCACGATGGACTACTGAATATATTTGTTGCACATGGGTCTACAGAATATTTTAAACTAAAACTAACATTATAGATCTCTGGTCCATAAGGTCCTGCCCACCCGTTATTATCTCTGCCTATAAAACCATACTGTACCTGCCCGATAGAGGGTACAGCAAGCGGGGTTGTAAATGTTTTTGAATAATCAAATTGTGTCCAGTTAAATTTATAATTTAACGAAAATACATCACCGTATAATAAATTATTAGCAGCTCTACCATTTGTGTTATCCCAAAATCGAACCAACGCCGTTAAGCTGTCTACACGACCGTCATCCCAGCCATTACCATTCTTTGCCATAAATCCAAAGTTATAACCATTAACTTGTAAGCCTGTAGATGAAGGTAGTAATGTGGAAATATGTTGCTGTTGATAGATGTATGATGAGCCGTACGAGAAATTAATATTACCACCTGGACGTACGATTGGACTTGGACCGCAGTAACCTGTATCCCCTTGCTGACCCCAACAAGTTAATTGGTCTTGATAGACTCCACCAACCCAAGGCGTAGGACCACCATAGGGTGTATCTTGAACAATATTCCCGGTGGTAGAGACTTGACCTGGTACTAGTGTCTGGGCTTTACTTAAAAGCGGCGTGAACAATAATGCCAAGCAAAGAGCCAAGCCCAATGTTTTTAGCAGTTTCATGTTTGCTCTCTTTTTCAAGTTGCGGTATTTTATCTGGATTAGATTCCCATGATGCTTTAGCTTGCTCACCTATCTTACCATCATACGGGCATGGTGTACCGGCTGCCATCATAGCATCAAATACTCTTCTATCTTGACACATAGTAGCAACAGCAGCTACCTTCATACCCATATCGAAAAGGGTCTTTGATAGCTTTAAGCGTTCACAATTTAAATCTCTGATTGTTCCGCCAGATGAAACACCAAACACTTGCGTTTGAACTGATCCAGATGAACCGGTAGAACATAAGTCATTATTACCTCCGCTCATCATCGTAGGTGCAACCGCTGTTGGGGGAGGCTGAATTACTTTTTGTGTGATAAGGGTTTCGTTTTTATTGATGTTAGTTACTTCACCAGAGTTAATGTTCTGGTTAATATTAGCGTTTTGGTTAACGTTATTATTTGTATTAACACTTTGTGATGTTGATGTACTAATATTTCGATTAGTCATGTCACCAGTATTCACATTATTGTTAGTGCTAGTAGAAGTATTGACATTATTATTAGTTGCTGTACTGACGTTGTTATTATTATATGTCATCGTACCAGTATTTTCATTTTTATTAATATTGGTATTGTTTGATGTACTTGTACTGACATTATTATTGTTAAATGTCTGAGTACCACTGTTAATATTGTGGTTAGTATTAACGTTATTATTATTACTTGTAGAAGTGGATGTATTCTGGTTAATGTTAGTCATTGTACCAGAATTGACGTTGTTATTATTATATGTCAGGGTACCGGAATTAACGTTGTTATTATTAAACGTTTGAGTTCCACTGTTAATATTATTGTTAGTATTAACGTTTGTACTTGTACTGGTACTTGCACTATTATTGTTGTTATTATTTGTTGATGTGCTATTTACAGTAGATGTACTGGTTGCAGTACTGTTACTATTAGCAGTACTATTACTATTAACGGTGCTAACACTGTTAGAAGTGCTGTTGGTGTCAACCAGGGTCTTACTATCGTAAGTTCCTTGATTAATGAGACTTGTAGTCCCTGTCGTTGTTCCCCCGGTTGTGCTAGAGGTGCCACTTGTCGTTTGAGCAGTTGTGCTTCCAAACATCATAACAAAAAGTGCCATTATGGCAATCTTTTTGCTGAACATTTTTTCTCCTGTTAGATTTTTACGGTCAATATTACATAGCTATTTACGTAATATTTATGACCGAATGATCTTGCAACGTCTTGCAAGGTAATATATAATAGACAAATGCTCTTCTATACTAATATCTATACGCGCGGTGATTACGTGCATTTCCGTGGGTTTAAAGACGGAAAACGCGTAAATCAAAAGATTCCCTTCCAACCTACCCTTTATGTTCGTTCTGGTAAGCCATCAGAATTTAAATCGTTGTGGGGTGAAAATCTTGAAAAGATTAAGTTCAGTACGATCAAAGAGGCTCGAGCCTTCGTCGATCAATATAAAGAAGTAAGTAATTTTCCTATCTTCGGTAATAGAAGTTACGGCTATCAGTTCATCAGTAAGATGTTCCCTGATACGATTGAATTCGATATATCGTTAATGAAGATTGTAACTATCGATATTGAGACTACTACTGAATACGGTTTTCCTGAACCCAGGACTGCACAAGAACAAGTCACGCTTATTTCCGTACAGGACTTTAATACTAAGGTAATTACTACGTTTGGATGTGGTCCTTATCTAAGCAAGAAACCTAATTCAGTATACGTTCAGTGTAAGGATGAGTTCGATCTTCTACGCCAGTTTATTAACCATCATAAGTCTGATTACCCGGATGTGACTACTGGTTGGAATAGTCAGTTATTCGATATCGCCTACCTATCTTCACGAATTATGAAAGTGCTGGGTGAGAAGGCTCTGAACGAATGCTCACCCTGGGGTTATATAAGGCAGTATGAAGTACCTACGGCGCGTGGTCGTACCCAGTTAGCTTTTGAGTGGTGTGGTATCTCTATTCTTGACTTTATGGATCTCTATAAGAAGTTCTCTTATAAGATGGTTGAGAATTATAAACTAGATACCGTTGCGATGGAGGAGTTAGGGGAGCAGAAGTTAAAGAACCCTCATGCAACGTTTAAAGAGTTCTATACCAAGGACTGGGAACTGTTTGTAGACTATAATATTCGAGACGTAGAGTTAGTTGACCGTCTTGAAGATAAGATGCGAATCATTACTCTGATTCTTACGATGGCTTATGATGCTAAGTGTAATTTTACAGATATCTTTTCCTCTGTAAGGACGTGGGATTGTATTTTATATAACAAGCTGTTGAGAAACAATATTATCGTCCATAACCCACCGGGTGTTGATCCAGCTATGGATCGAACTATTATGGGTGCGTATGTTAAGGAACCTAAGCCGACTCAATATGATTGGGTAGTATCTTTTGACGCTACCTCTCTTTACCCCTCCATTATTATGTCTTGGAATATGTCACCGGAGACTCTGGTAGACGGTCAGAAGTTTTTAGCTGATGACGAGAAAAGTATTCA